CCGCCCTATCCATTATCTGCAAAACTTGGCGGTCCTAGGGGGTAACGATCCCCACTCTTACGGCGTGACAAGCCGTCGTGCGTCCATGAACACTTTAGGACCATATGAAATTTAAGGATGCTGTAGTCACAGCACGTTACTTTCGTAACGCCCCTCCTTAAAAATTGGTGGAGACGGATGGATTCGAACCACCGCGCTTTTTAGGGGCCAGATTTACAGTCTGGTGCAATCAACCACTCTGCCACGTCTCCAAAACTTACCATATAGAAACACACTACCAGTCCCCAGGGGGAGTCGAACCCACTAACTTGTAGTTTATCACGACTTTTGCGGTCGGGCAGGTAATGTGTTCTTATATGGTACTCGGTACGAGAATCGAACTCGTCTTTCCGCCTTGAAAGGGCAGCGTCCTAACCGATAGACGAACCGAGCCGGCTATATGAAAACACACTGACCAATCTGGGTACTTGTGTCGTGCGTCTTTATATCGTACGATAAACCACGCAAACAGTGTGTTTACATATAGTACCCTGTAACTAGACAGGGACTATATGACAATTATCTTTTTAACGAACCGTACAACTAGTCTCGATCGACTGTGCTGTTTTCTAACTAGTCTCTAGTATAACATCTTGCGCAATACTGGTCAACTCGTTTTGCAAAAACCCTGTTGTGTGTAGGGTGTTTGCAGTACTCGAGTATTACTGTTAATCCACATGGTGCTCGGTCTTGAAATTGCCGTTACGGAACCCGATCTCTCCACCTTCTGCTTGGATGCGTCGGTACACATCTTCCAACAAAATAGGGGCAAAGTCAGTTTGTTCCACGCACACACAATGATATCGCACGTCGATCTCACCATCCTTCTTCACACGCATGGCATGCAAGTGTCCGTGAATGTTGACCCCAAAGCGGCCCAATGACTCAGGATGAATCGGGATATGACTAAAGATCACGCCGTCCATCACATGGTATGCTCGCAACTCACGAAAATACTGTCGGTATTCGTCATCGCGGAAAATATCATGGTTGCCACGGATCAACACTTTGTCCCCGTTCAACCTGGCCATGGTACTCAAGGCTTTACGATTGATCACCACGTCGCCCAAATGATACACCTTGTCCTCAGGGCGCACACGATCGTTCCAACGGCGTATCATTTCCTCATCCATCTCTGCAGGGTCCGTCCATGGACGCAACTTCACACTGTCATCATCGGGATGCGTGAAACGACACACGCCTGCGTGACCAAAATGTGTGTCACTGACTACAAAAGTTGCTGGCATAGGTCACTCCTTTCTGTGGATGTGTAATTATAACAAAAGGACAAATTTTGGTCAAGTAGTAGGAAGTATTACTTCTTGCCAGGTGTAGTCACCCAACCATTGCACTTGACAAATGTACTGGTAACCTTCGGGAATGCCAGTATTCCAGTCTCCGGGCCCGGTATGTGCTAGACGTGTGCAGTTGTGTCTGGTGTCTTCAACCAACCAATATCGTTGGCCATGATAAGTTTGGAAGTCGTATTTGGCCGCACGAACCATGTCAGTTATATCCAACCGCCGCTTGATATCGTCGGCCTGACGTTGCAACACTGAGACCAGTTCCATGATCCTATCATACTCTTGTTGAGCATGCATACGGGCCGCATTGACCATGAGGTCTTTTTGACTTTCAACTGGAACCAATTCAAATCGTTGTCCGCCTGCTTCGGTAGGATATGGTGTTACGTTGCGATTGAAAAAATGTACCAAGGTGTTGCCAGTGGCCACATCAAAACTGTCGCGGCCTTTGACACTGTTGTTCTGATCATTCATTGTTGCTGGATCCTTGTTGATAATACAAATTTACTTATGTACTGGCGGAAGTGGTAGGATTCGAACCCACGGTGCCTTGCGACACTTCAGTTTTCAAGACTGCTGCCTTAAGCCATGCTCAGCCACACTTCCAAATTGGTGCCCCAGAGGAGACTCGAACTCCTAAAATTTGGTTTCTAAGACCAACACGTATACCAATTCCGTCACCGGGGCGTTAAATACAGTCATGCTGCCATACAAAGATCAACCCAAAGTAGACATACTCTACACCTTGTTTTCTGATCAACCTTATAGGCCTGCCACTTATTGGACCACCAATCGTGGCTTTGAATTGGATCTGTTGTACCAGTCTGACACAATACACTATGTGCCAGATCCTGTGTTGGAAACACGCCAGCACGAATTCGTACTGGACACTACACTGGTACCCCCACTCTGATTCGAACAGAGAAAATTCCTCCTTTTGAGAGAGACGACTTTACCAATTTGTCCATGAGGGCTTGCATGGTCCGGCGTACAGGAATCGAACCCATATTCATCGGGTAGAAGCCGATTGTATTATCCATTATACTAACGCCAGTATCTGGTACCAGAGACGGGACTCGAACCCGTATGCCCTTGCGGACGGCAGATTTTAAGTCTGCAGAGTATACCATTTCTCCACCCTGGCAAATTTGGTGCTCAAGTACAGAATCGAACTGTCGATTAATCCTTACCATGGATTCGTTATACCACTTAACTACAAGAGCATGGCAGGGGTACTTGGAATCGAACCAAGGCTGACGAGTTCAAAGCCCGTTGCGCTACCATTACGCTATACCCCATCACAATTGGTTGCCACGGTTGGGAACGATCCAACGGCCTACCGCTTATCAAGCGGTTGCTCTTCCACTGAGCTACGCGGCAAAATTTGGTGCTACCTCTAGGAATCGAACCTAGTTCAACGGCTCTTCAGACCGCCGCTATGACCACATCAGCTAAAGTAGCATGGCCGGTCCGGAGAGATTCGAACTCCCGACAGCTGGTTTCGAAGACCAGAACTCTTCCACTGAGCTACGGACCGTTGTTGGAGCAGGATAGCGGGTTCGAACCGTATCCTATAATCTGGAGCGGGTACCGAGAATCGAACTCGGGCTCTAACCTTGGCAAGGTCACAGGCTACCATTACATCATACCCGCATATACTATCTTAACGGAAGACCTCTTGCCTTCCGTCCGTTGCCTTTATTGCCACCACCATAACTTTTTGGATAATGTAACTTATCCTCTGCTCTTGGTCTCCAGTGTGGGATTCGAACTCACATTATTCCTCGTCCCAAACGAGGTGCCATAACCAGGTTAGGCGAACCGGAGAAATCTCTTAACATAATCGTCTATTGCGGGTTGTACCTCAACAACATAACGACTATGTACATAACTATGATGTGTAGGACAAAGCGGAACTAAATTGTTAGGATCATTATTCTCATGATTATGGTCATAATGATGAACTGCTACAATTTTATCCTCGCCACATACTACACACTTCTTTTCATGATGAAGAAAGCAAATGGACTGATATTTTTCACCTTTCCAATTACCGTTGCCTTCACCACTTCTAAAATGCTTGTTAGCACAACTACGACTACAAGTACCTTTTGATTCCTTATAGTTCTTTATTGGCTTACTACAAACCGCGCACTCAACTACATTAGTAGGATTCAAAAAACACGATGTTTCATGCTTCTTTATATTACCTACGGTAGTTTCTTTAGCACAGTGTACGCAACCTATCTTACGATTCATTGCTAACAAACCTGGTTTTGTTATTCTGTTTTTCATACTATTATTTATCATAGCGATACAAAAACGAGATTTTCCCAAACCATGAACGCTACCTGATTACGCTATACTCCGAATAAATTGTTATGCTGCCAGCGACAGGATTGTTTTCAATCTGTCGGCTGCATAGGTCGCTGCAAACGCCTGTGGCTTGACCATGGGTACCACGTTGCACATGCCACGAATGTAGCCCACTGCTTCGTTGATCACACAGCTGGATCCGTGCATTTCACTGGGGTTGATATCCAGGTGCACCTCTACCAAACGGTCTTCCAACACATCGGTCAGTTTGAGATAAAGTTCGGCAATTTTATAAACTTCATTCATCAACCGCATTCTTGGTCGATCGTGCTTTTGATCCCAATCGCGTTCACGTTGAGATTCGCCAAAGATCTTGCATCCATTTTTGCCATTGATGTGTACCACAATGGCCAGGGTGTAGTCAGCATACCATTTTCCATCAATGCGCAATCGCTCACTGTCGCCGCCGATATAAATTTTGGTTTCCGGGCTCTGAGCCAATATAAATTCTTTAACTTGGTCAATATCAATCGATTGGTGCATGCAAGATCCTTTGTTGTTGTTATTGCCTTGGTGGTAATAGTTGGACTCGAACCAACGGTGGGTTGCGTATGAAGCAACTGCATTAGCCACTATGCTATATTACCATATAGAAACACACTCTTGACGTAAAGGGTCTTTTCACCGTGCTGATTAAGCTACTTCGTTGTGTAGGTCACAATGATCAATTGTGTATCCCTAACAACCAGTGCTGAATGTGTTCTTATATGGTAGGACGTATTGGATTCGAACCAATGACCAATAGATTAAAAGTCTACTGCTCTACCAACTGAGCTAACGTCCCATAGGTTTGCCACTCTTGTCACTTGTCATGACAGATCTCCTTTATAAAAAAATTGGTGCCCCACGACAGAATCGAACTGCCATCACAGGATTACAAAACCAGTGTAATGCCATTATACTAGTAGGGCGTGTTTGGCTCCTCAGACTGGGATCGAACCAATGACCGAACGGTTAACAGCCGTTTGCTCTACCGCTGAGCTACTGAGGAATGAATTTTAGTCTTTGGGTTTTTCTCTTCGGACGCTGACCTCTGAGCACAGTTGTGCGTCGATCATCATGCGTTTGTACTGATTGCGGCCTTCAGCAGGTCCGCCCATCAAGGCCTTCATGCGTTTGACTGTTTTACTAAGTCGAAATGTTTTGGTAGGTTTCATAAAATTCTTTATCTTTGGCGGAACGTTAGGGAGTCGAACCCTATCAGCGGCTCGTCACCACCGCGGGATTAGCAATCCCGTGCCTTACCATCCGGCCCACGTTCCTTGCGAATACTTATATCAACTTTGGCGACCCCGAAAGGATTTGAACCTCTGACATTTGGTTTTGGAGACCAACGTTCTGCCGGACTGAACTACGGAGCCATATCATGGTGGAGGATGTCGGGATCGAACCGACCACCCCCTGCTTGCAAAGCAGGTGCTCTCCCAAATGAGCTAATCCCCCAAATTTTTAACACACTGAGACCAATGTGTGTATCAAAGCATTCTTCATGGATGAACCCACTTGCCCTAGGGCCTGAGAATGCTTTGATACTCCGGAATTTTACCACTGGCGTTTTCACCACCAGCTTCCCATCCTCCGGGCCGCCCACATTTGTAGTTTAGAGTGATACCGGCTCGCGTTGCCGTTGCACTAAATGAAAAACCCCAGGGTTATTAGACCTGGGGTTCTTGAATATGCTTGTACTGCTTACACTATTCAAGGCCCCCAACTCTCTTATCTCCGCGTTCCTGCGCCCACAGATTGGCTGAGCCAATAAATGGATAACTGGGTTTGGAGATATATGTTGTTGTCTTCATAGTTGTAATTATATAGAGTTATTTATACCTTGTCAAGCATTGGTGTTGTTTTTTGAGCCAATTGTTAGAAAGAATGGCGAATTCCAACCACGTAAGCAGTGTAGTCATTGCCAGCAGTGCCGGTGGCCGACGAACCATACACCGGCAACATTTTGGCGTTGCCCGAGTTTTGTACGGATCCTGCAAATGCATACACATTGGTGCGTTTGCTGAACTCATAGCCAGCGGCTAGGCCAGTGGTCGAACTCCAGGTGTCGGCCAGGCGTTTGTCTTTGGCCTTGGTAAATTCTGCACCAACCCAGGCTGGACCAGAAACTTGATATCTTACGCCCACACTGTTGATGGCTGTGTTGTCGCCGGTCAGTGTGTAGACTCCACCAATTTCGTTGCGGAACTGCACGTAGCCATGGCTTGCAGTGAATTTGAAACGATCCCAGGTGTAGTTGGCACCAACAATCGAACGACGCAGTGCCACGGTACCGGTGGTGCTGCCGTTCATCTCACCGTATCCAAGCACAGCATTGAATCCGTTGGCACCATAGGTCACTACACCTTCGTGTATGGCACCGGAATTCTGTATGTTGGTATTGCCCGATCCAGGACTGGTAAACACTTTTGCGCCCCAGCCGGCCAGGGTTGGTGTTTTATACGAAATACCGTTGTTGAACAGTCCTGGACCGGTTTGACTGGTACTGGCATTGCCAACTTTTTCACCGGCGTTTTGACCAGTGATGGCATTGGTGGCATCCAACACATTGGCATGCACAAAGTAGCTGATCATGCCCATGGAGTTGAGGCTCAGTGCATCCACAGTGACTACACTTTCATACAGTGGAACCACTTGACGACCAATTCTTGCTTCGCCGAATGTGTTGTTGCTGAGTGACAAAAAAGCAGCACGATTAAAAAACTCACTGGTACCGGTTGTGGCCTGTGCATAGCCGGTTGTGGCCGACGCCACAGCACCGGTGGCCATGTTGATTTGTGTTTCTAACTTCAGTCCAATTTTGTTACCACCGCCGAGATCTTCAGATCCTAAAAATCCAAATCGAGTGGTGTTACCGGCACTGGGTGCCAGGCCATTTTGCATTCTCACAGACGGGCTGGCAGAATCAATCATGTAATAACTTTGATCAATTAGACCATAGATACCAACTGTGGGCTGAGCCGCAGCGGGCTGAGCCGCAACTGTTGCGGTTGCGGTTGATTTTGCACCGGTGTCGTGCTCGCCCTGAGCATGAACTAGTGCAACAGCAGAGGCCAAAGCAGTGGCCAACAGAATTTTCTTCATATACAATTTCCTTTTAAAATTTTATTGCTTGTAGAAGAACTCTACTTACGGTAGGCGTTCTGTATTAATAATACAGTAAAGACATTGAAATGTCAAGCGTCTGTTTGATCCGACGTCGGGTGGTCCGGCGTTGCGACAAGTATTTATATTGTCGGTACAAAACCCAAGAAAAAACCCGCCGGTGGCGGGTTTAATGGTAACAGTTGGCTGATTTAGAAACTGCGTGAGTAGTACAATCCTGATGTATTATAATTGCTTGTACCACGTTCTTTTTTAACTGCAACAGTTACGGTATCTTGTTTATTCAAGCTGTAACCTAATGCTAATGTATTTTCACGTGTATTGTAGCTGTTTGTTGCGTTGTCATCAAATGCAACACGTTGACGCCAGCCATAACGAACACTGATACTATCACTCAATTTAACTTTAGCACCAACTTCAGCTACATAGAATGGGAAGTCAATAGTTGATTTGTTTTTAACACCAACTGCACCTGCAACATAAGGTGTAAACATACCCAACTTAGACAAGTCTTGGCTAGCCTTAAGTTGATATAAACCTTCTTGTTTTTGTCCTGGGAATGTTTCAATACGTTCATCTTCCATACGTACCTCAACTGTCAATCCATCAGCAAATTTTTGACCAACGTTTAAACCATAAACATTATTTACTTGTGAAGAACTTACTTTATCCTTCTTGTCATACGTTACACTTGCATAAATTCCTTCTGCTTGTGCTACTCCTGCGGCCAATAAAACAGCCAATACTAAAAACTTTTTCATTTACATTTCCTTTATAAAGTTTGTGTGTTGCTCTGTGTGAGCAATATATATTTAGTGATAAATTTGTGACAGAAATATTACTGTCTCATTCTTCACTTTTTGTTAGACCATTACTATGTCTATCTCTTTGCTCTTCCGTATCTTGGAAGAGACGTTTTTCTTGAGCAGTCAACCGGTCCTTGTGTGTTTTTCTAGGATTGCCGCATAGATAACATTCAGGATTGCCGCAGTCCATGGCATGGCGTTTTGCTAAACGATGCGGTTCTTTTATGTCCGGACTGGGGATTGTTCCTGGAAGATGTGCTGATTTAGCAATCTTTGTTTGTTTTTTAATTGCGTTCTCATCCTTGAGTAAACGCTTAGAATGGTTGAATTTGTCTTGTTCAGTGCTCATGTCTATAGTATATAGTCAAAACAAAAGGCCCGTCAAGGCCTTTTGGGTGGTTTCTGTTACGAGGTATTTCCTACCCTAGGCGGTGTTTAGGCCGCCAATGCTACCTTGGCTGTACGAGCAGAGAATTTGACATTCTTGCCAGAAACAGTTACGGTTTTGTTTACGTCTGCATTTACGTTTTTTGCTTGATTAACGGTCATCGCCTACCGTGCTGTCCACTCTGTTACTACTTGCCCTGT